ATAGGATCAAGTGTGTTTTGTGGAATAGTGTCTGTATCCACAGTAAACAATAAAAATCTATCATCACTAGGATCATATGCTACTGTACCAATAATCTGTGTATCATCATATGGATTGTCTAATCTAACTTGACTTATACCAGCTCTTAGGCTTCCATATAGATCAACTACGGTATGCCAAAGTAGATTGCTTGGAGGAGCACTTGGCACTTGAACTCCGCTATTGTTAGTTACAACTGCTTGAGGTTCTAGTACCTGTAGTTTGTTTCCAAGCAAAAGAGTTTGATAATTAAAAGGTGTAAATTTTTGTCTTGTGCCTAACAATAAATCACTATCATATATTGCTTCATTCATATCACCTGTACCGTCGTATACACTAGCAATAATCTTTTCAACAACTCCGAGTTTTTTAACTTTTGCTGGCGGACTTATCCATATAGGCATCACAAAACGCAATGTTGCAATATCAATCGGATCGTCAGTTCCTTGCGGTATATTTCTTGAACTCCAGGTAACCTGTTCGAGGTACATAACACTTAAACTTGTCCAGTCTATAAAGTTATCTGTGCTTTGAATTTCTAACCCTGGATTAAAAAGTGTTAGTATTTGTTCAAGTATTTGTAATTTTTGATTGGTGTTTGATGTCCATATATCAACATTGATTTCTAAATCATACGGAACCGGCATTAGCTTTTCTATTGTAAAAGCTGTTCCTTGTGTTGTTTCATAGGATTCACTTTCGGTATCCCAATAACGTTGCCTTACATTTTGTTTTTCAACAAAGTATGGTTCCTGTATTCTATCTCTTGCGTAATTTAGATTTGTTACATGAAATGTCATAAGGGGTGTGCTAGGTAAACTATTAGCACTGTTCTGTTGTATTATAGTTTGAGCTTGCCTTGTTGCATCGCCGTAACGAACCGGAACCCTATACAGAGCTTTCTTTTGGGGATTATTGGTTTCATAACCGTATTCTACTTGAAAGTTTGAAAATACTCTTGTAACTTGCAGTAGAAATCGACGTATCTGTTCGTCATAAAAAAATTGTTGCATTAATTATCAGCCTGCGGTTTGAGTAATTTACTCAATGATTGACGTTCTGGTATGTTGCCACGATCTTCAGTTGCGGTTTCGTTTGTGTTGTTTACAAAACTGCTTCTTTGTGTTTGTGACGTTACGTTTCCATAGCCTGTAACTGTTTTTGTTATATCACCTGGTGTCAAGTTGGTTCTCACATCGTCTTCGTACTTAATCCATCGTGTTCCGCTATAGCGAAAAAGTCGATTTGGATAGTAGTCGAGACGCAGTGCGAAGTCGCCTTCTTGAGGATTGCTTGGAAAACTTATTCCAGGTGTAACTGGTAACCCATTTGGTGCAAGTCCGTCGCCTGTGAGATATCCTAATGTGTAACCATTTGCTCTCGGAGATTGTGGTTGTCCGTCAACATCAACGTTTGTTGTGTCAACTGTAATTCCTGTGTTATCAACAGTATAACTATTTGGATCAGCAGGTGATCCATCCTCGTTTGTTGGTACAATGTAAAATTTTACAGAGTCATAACCACTGAGAGGAACTTCATATTCTGCCTGTTGTAGAATAGCATCATTGATTTCAAGATCTTTTTGAACTGTACCAAAAGTATCCCGTTCGCTTGCTGGTTCAAATTCTTCCCAATGTGTTGTATCAGTGATTTCAACGCCGGGGTCTACATCTTTGATTGCTTTGTAATAGGCATCACCACTTAAAACAATACTGCCTTTTGGATAATAATTTCCATTGTCCCAAATATTGTCTTGTTCAAATGGTTTTTTAAGTATATCGTTGTATTCTTGAGCACTTACCAGTGGTGTAGCTTTGACACGCCATAAATGCGGCAACCATGTTTGCGAAAATCCTTCACTTGCAAACGCCGCGTCTTGTATTACATAATATTTAGGTATGGCTCGAGCAATACTACTATCAAGAGGGTTATAGTCTTTAAGATTTGGTAATTCAAGTACATCTCCACTCATGAGTTTTCGACCAATTGTGTCAATCATGAAGTTGTAATGAAAAGTTATAAACAGTGTATCATTGTTTAAAAACAATCCAAATTGACTTAGATCAAAATCTATGTCTTGAGAATTATATACACCTCGCATTTGGTACACATCATCGTCATATTTTCTATCTCTATTTTCTAGTAGAAAAAGGTCTTCTATGAACAACGGTGATTCAGTACTGTAAGCAGGTTGTGTTGCATCTTGTGTGCCACCACTTACACTTGAACTGTCATCACCAGTAACTTGAGGGCCAAGGTACTTGTGTACAAACATATCAACACCGCCAACCTGATACATTTCCATAACAGTACGGTCAATAAACTTGTAATCGTTTTGTCGATTTGGGCGATATAAACTTAATCTAGGCATACAGTAATCCTTCTTACTGTATTTATGGTCCTAGATAGCAACCTTAACTGGTTCAACGCCCGTGATTGATATTAACTTTTTACAAATAATACTTACATCTTCTAAGGTCAACCAGCCTTTAACAGTATCACCTGGCTCTGTGATACCAGGAAGTTCAACTCCTCCGCTTGCATCACGTACCATAATTTCAAACAAACCTTGAGTACCACCATAACTTCCGTCATGTTTTACAACACTCAACTCATACTTTTTAAAGTCTAAGACAAGTTGTATACCTTTATGATACTTGCTAGTATCAAATTGTAATCCTAGTAAAGTAGAATTCATTTTGACATACTTTGATTATGCATTTTTTCCATCTGATCAATAAGCTTCATAAAACCTTCTAGCATTGTATCTCCTGGATTTTTTGCTTGTTCCCCTGCTGGAATACATACTGCTTCTATATCGACTTTTTTTAATGCATCAGCGGCAACATTACAGGTTTTTTCGTTAGCATACACCATTGGGTTTGCCAACATCATTGAAATTAACATAAATTTCATTTGTTTTCTCCATTGAGTTCACTGTTTAGTTTTCTAAGAAGATACATGGCATTTTGTGTCCAAAAGTCTTTACCCCATGTACCATCAGCAAAACTGTTGGCGACATGCCAACAATTATCTATACGACGTTCGTATAGTTGTAATGTTTCATTAAGCATATTTCAACTCCATTTGATCTTTGTAACACTCAACAATATTGTAGATAGTTTCAACTAGTTGGACACTAGCAACTGATCCGCTTGCTTTGGTTGTTTCCATCATCCAATACAAGTCTTTTTCTGCAAGGCTAATCGAATCGTGCTTGGCAGTTTCATATTTTACATTTACGCTATCTTCTTTTACTATTGCAGTAATTTGAATTTTTTTTTTCATATTCTGTACCTTTTTTTCTAACTGTACACATATAATAACATAGTTAAAGTATAAGTCAACCTTTTTATTATAAAAGAATAAAATAATCTTGGTTGACACTAATTACATACATGTTATACTCTGTAAACAGTTAGAACTTTAGGAGAATTCAATGGCAAAAGGCAAAAGTTTAATGAAACCAGGCACTCGTAAGAAAAAGCCGGTAGTAAGAAAACAACGAAGTAAAGCACAAGATCCAAGTTGGACAACTGCTTTAAACATGAGCGGTCAAGCATATCACAGATACAAAATGGTAAGTGTGGACTGGTACTACCAAGAACGTAAGCCTGTTGAACTGTTTCCAGACCTATTAGCATGGATGAAAGAAAACAACTATACCAAAGAAGATATTGCTACTATCAAAAGACATGGACACAATGGCATGGTATATTCAAGTATCTATGCTAGATGTTTACGTCAAGGCATGCCAGATATACATCCCGAGCATAATGCATATTGGCAAACATTGCCGGGCACAATTGGTGATGTACATCCTACCAGTGATTATGTTAAAAAAAGTATTGCACAGGCCCTAGAACGCACACCACCTGTGCCAAAACTTGTTGTAGATAATACAAAACCAAAAGTCGAACGCAAAACTATACAAGAGAATATGCGTGACAAGACAATGGATATCGAAGGTGCAGTGCATGAACTGGTTGATCAGTTTATGGCAAACGATTGTAAGGATCCTGACAATTATAGTCTGATGAAACTATTAAGAGAAGAAGGATGTCCACCTCAAACTATTGAAATAATATCTGAACCTTTCAAAGCACAACTTAGTGAAATCAATGAACTTATGAATCCACCTACAAAGAAAGAACTTGCAAAAATGTCAGAGCAAGAACAAGACATGGTAGTACAACTAGAAGAAGGCTACAGTCATCTAGGAAAGTTACAGATACGTAGTTTGCAAAAGTTTTTAGAACGTGCTGTTGCTGATTGTGCAAGTTATGTGCAGGTTAAAAAAGCTGACAGAGCACCAAGAGCCACCAAACAAAAAACACCTGCACAATTGGTACGTAAGTTCAAGTATCTTAGACGTTTTGATGAGCTTGAACTAACTAGTGTTTCGCCAGAAAAATTAGTTCACGGTTCTGAAGCATGGCTTTACAATACTAAAACACGAAAGCTGATATATGTGGTTGCCGACGAAACAATTAAAACCTACAGCGTTAAAAGCAATAGTGTGATTGGTTTTGATCCAAACAAAAGTGTACAAAAAACACTGCGTAAACCAGCTGAACAATTGAAAGAACTTATAAAGGGTGGCAAACCCAATAATAGGAAACAATTTGCCAGTATCAAAGCCACAGAAATCAAGTACAATGGTAGAGGCAACGAACACGTTGTAATACTCAAGGCCTGGTAATTTGCATAAATACTGTCATAGGATGGTATTATGGCAACTGAAACACTCGATCAAACATTAGAAACAAAAAAGCAAGAAGTATTTGAATACATCAAGTTACAATTAGGTGAAGGCATAATTGATACTGAACTAGATGCGAGTCATTATGAAAGTGCTTATCAACGTGCAATTGGTGTCTATCGACAAAGGGCAGAAAATGCATTTGAAGAAAGTTATAATTTTCTGACTCTTAGAGAAGACACAAACATATACACATTGCCAAGCGAAATCATGACTGTTAGACAGGTGTTTCGGCGTACAATTGGATTTAGCAATGGCGGAGAAGGATCAGCATTTGAACCTTTTAGTTCAGCTGCACTAAACACATATTTGTTAAATGGCAATCAAATGGGTGGATTAGCTACATATGATTTTTATAGTCAGTATGTAGAACTTACTGCAAAAATGTTTGGTGGTTTTTTAAATTACAATTTCAATAGTGCAACAAAACAAATTACACTGATGCGTGATATTAAAGGTTCAGGAGAAACAGTTCTGCTTTGGTGCTATAATCTACGTCCTG